CGGGGGAGGTAGTTGGTGGAAAACTCTTTTAGGTATCGGAATCAGCGGGATCTCTGGCGCAGCGGGCGGGGGGATCACGGGCGGCAAAGGTGGCGCTTTTAACGTAGCGGGGAAGGCCATTGGCCGCGACAGCGGTGGTCCAATTTGGCCTAATCAACTCTACAAGGTTCACAAGGATGAACATATCGTGCCAATGTCGCCGGGTTACGTGATACCAAAGGGTGGTATGGGCCAGCCCGAGATTCATAATCACTATACGATCAATCTGCCCCAGGACTCGCGCGGCAACTATTCAACGCCGCGATCTAAACGGCAGCTATCCGAAACGCTGATCAATGCCTTGCAGTCATCTCAAACATAAATGGCGACACTTTTCGATGAAATCCTGTTTGATTCTAATCTGCTGACCGAGGAATCCGCGATCGGCTCGCCGGAGTATGCGAACACGATGATTCGTAACCCGGCGACGGGGATCTACAAGGTCAACGTCAATCGTTACGACTTTCAGCATGTGTGGAACATCAATACGAACTTGTTGAGCGCGGCGGAACTAGACTACTTCAACGAGTTCTGGGCGGGCGGGTTTGGTTCAGCTTACGGATTTCGCATTCGCATCATCAGCGACTTCTACATGGTTGATGAAGTAATCGGGACGGGCAATGGTTCACAAACCGTGTTCCCAATCATCCGCACGTACACGCGACCGGGCGCGAATCACAACTACCAGCGAAGGATTATCAAGCCTGTCGTCGTGCCTTCGCCTCTCGGTTCAAGTGTGGCCCTGTTTGAAGCCAATGGTGCGACGCCGCGAGTCATGCCGAGCACGCTGGGCGCAGCGCTAGGCGTTCCGGCGTTCACGGTGAAGCTGAACACGACGCCAACAACTGCCTACGTAATCAATAACACGACCGGCGTGATCACAATGAACTCCGCACCTGCCAATGGTGTGAGCGTGAAGATATCCTGCGAGTATGACACGCCAGTCAGGTTTATGAATAATTCATTTCAACAGAAGCCGGGAGTAACTTCCGACGTTGGCGGGTTGCAACTGTGCGAGATTCTACCCGCTGAATTAGGGATCGTCTGATTATGACCGTCTCTGCCTCCATGCTGGCTTACTTGCCTAGCAATATAACCTTTTTAATTCCCGTCTGGACCATGCTGGCGTCCGACGGTACGCGAGCTTCTTACGCTGCGCACACGCGAAACATAACCTTCAATTCCATCAACTACTCTGCGGCCCCAGTCGAGCCAACTCAATTCAGCCAAACGCTCGGGCTTGAGGCGAATCATGTTGAGTTATTCGGCGTGCTTGATACCACCGTAACGGAGCCGGACATACAAGGCGGGAAGTGGAAGAACGCGAAGATGGTGGTTGAGTACATTGCCTACGATCCTGCAACAGGAGCAGCTAGTGCCACGGTGATCGGTTCGGTTAGCAGGATGAAAGGACAGGCGGGAAAGTTCACCCTCAACAACGGCACTTTTCGGGTTGAGTTCCGCTCATTGTCGGATTTACTCAGTCAGGAAATAGGCGAGCTCACAAGCCCCGTTGATCGGAACCGCAGACCAGAAGATCTCGGCGTCTCAATGACTGCTTTCACGCACGCTCGATCAGTTACGGCGGTTACGAATCGCATGGTCTTCACCGTGGGCGGCACGGCACAAGCAACTGATTACTTTAAGTACGGACGTGCGGAGTTTACCAGTGGAGCGAACTCGGGCTTGAAGATGGAAATTAAATCGAGTGTCGGGAATGTTATTACGCTTCAGTTGCCGATGCGCTCCACGATTGCGATCGGCAACACCGTTACCTTGATTGCGGGCTATGACGGCTCTCGTGAACAAGCGAGAGATAAGTTTGGCGCAATGGAAAACTTCAATGGTGAATGTGACTTGCCGGGACTTCGGGCCATAATAAAATATCCTGAGTGAATTTAGATATGCGTCCAAATCAGTCGCTTAACGATCAGTTGAATCAGCGAGCGGTCAACGCCGTACACTTGCGCTACACGACGTGCCTCACCGCGGGCTCGGTGCCAATTCTCTCGAATATCTTTTACTTGAGCTTCAGTCAACTTCGCGGCGGCATTTCGTCCGCCTCGGGGCGTTTTAGCCTTAATCAATTCTCCGTGTTTGGTGCCTTTGGAAAGCAGACCATTGGCGGCTGCGTGTTCAGCGTTTTGTGCCCGAGTGCAATATTCAAGATTGTTCAGACGATTGTTGAGCTTGTTCGTATCGCAATGGTTAATCTCAGTCTGATACTCCTGTGGTTGACCAAGAAAGGCCATAGCAACGAGGCGATGTATGCCGAAGTGTTTCGCGCGCCCGTTGTAATAAAGGCTTACCCGATAGTATCCATCCTCTATCGGTGGCTGACAGATTCGGGAGCCCGTTTTTTTGCTCTTCCGCGTGGCTTTGAATCGGCCCAAGCTAGAAATTTGATAGCCCGGATAGCCTGGTATGTCACGCCATTCTTCGCGTTCAAGTTCTTCAGTGGTAAACTCTGGAGCAGTCACGACCTAAACCTCCGACATAGGTTAGTTTGCGGCAAGGCCCGTCTGGATGTTTGCAGCATTCAGCGGGTCGCTTTTGTTGGGCCATTATCTCAAATATGACCACCCTTGCACAATCCGATTACCCGCCACTAGAGCCACCGCAATTGCCGCCGACGTTCTTCGAGCGATTACGAGAACTAACAAGCGACAACGAGCACACGCTGGCGCTTTGGTTTATCGCATCTCGGTTGAATGATGGATCGGGGCAGTTCTGTGATCAGGAGAGTTTTGCTGCTCGGTTATTTGCGGAACACATGCTGGCAGGAGAGTTAACTAGCGATCTGCATCAACAATATCTACATTCTTCCGATGGCCTAATGGCGCGGATCGGTCAATGCTTTGGGGCTGACTTCGCCCAGCGGATTCGTGGTTGTTTATGAGCACACTTGCACAACGATTAGTTAGCGAGGCCGAGAGTTGGATTGGTACCCGCTTTCAACATCAGGGCCGAATTAAAAATCTGGGCGTGGACTGCGTGGGGTTTATCTCCGAAGTTGCAAAGGATGCGGGCGTGGGAGATCTGGAAATCCCAAACGATTATCGGCCCAACGAAGACGGCACAGTAATGCTCCAGCTACTCAACGAGCACATGACAATGGTTCCGACTGACGAGATGGAGCCGGGAGACGTACTCGCGTTTTGTGACGAAGCCCTACAGAATCCTGACATCCCTAAACACTTAGCTTTCGTCCAAGAAGTAACACCCAACACGACATTTATTATCCATGCGAGTCAGCATGGCGTGAGACGGCACCGGATTGATGCAGCATGGCGGCGGCGTATTCATAGTGTTTGGCGCATTCAGGAATGATCGAAGAACCTAAAGAACCGTGTGAGTCTGAGCCTGACCCGTTGAATGATGGCTACCTTTACAACGGAGAGGCGAGCTCCACTGCTTTAGAACTCATGAGACGCGCGGTGCTCGAAGAGACGCCTCCTCGCAGTAGTGTGCTCTCTCGGTTCAAAGAAAAATGGATCGAACTCGAAGCGAAGAAACGCGCTGAGATAGAAGCATCTCTTGGGCGTGGTGAGATGGCCGATCCAATCTTTACCCCCGCCTTCTTAATATCTCTCGCGGTTTCAGCGTCTCTTTCTGCGGCGTCGTTTTTTATTAGCCGCGCCCTTGCTCCCAAGCCTCCGCGGCAACAAGTCGGGAAACTCACCGGCTCCCTGCAATTTCAAAACTCCGAGCAAGGGATATTCATTCCCGAGATTTACGGAGGCTCGCCTAGCGCTTCATTAGTTACAGGATCTAATCCTACCTACCAAAATCTGGCGAATGTAACGGCAGGAGCAGGCGGCGCACTTACTAAAACCTCGGGCGGGACTAACTGGAATGCCGGTGCGAGTCACAATGCTTCAATTAGTTCCGGTCAGGATGCGTTCTACGAGTTCACTGTCCTGAGTGGTTACGCAACGGCAGGGTTCACGCTTGATTCCAGCCCGACCAGTGGCAATACGGATTTTCTATTCGCCCTGCAATGGAACCCTGATGGTTCAATCTCGATTAAATATAGTTCGACTCAAGTATTAGGCGCTGTGACGACGTGGGTTACAGGAGACAGGTTCCGGCTAGAGCTTCGCAGTGGACGCTTCCGCGTCTTTAAAGGCTCAGCCGAGATCGTTCCTGAGAACTTTATTTTCCCTGCTCCGAGCTATCCGCTGTTTATGGGGATTGCAATCCAGAATGTTGGAGCGGGAATCTCTGCCTCGAAAGTCCAAATCGGCACCATCGGCGCGACTCCCAATTCCGGTCGCGGCGGGGTCAAGGTGCCTGCGATCATCGTTTGGAGTTCGGGCATACGAAAACTTGTCACTACAACCCAAGTGCAGACGGGTGGTGGCAAGGGAGGTGGCTCACGAACACAGACGGTTGATAATATTACCTACAACATTGACCTCGGGATGATGTTCTCGCGCGGCCCGGTAAGCCTGTTGAGAGAATACGCAAACGCCGACATTCTCATTGATCAATACGACCAGTCCGCAAACCCGTCAGGTGTTTACGATCCGACCACAGGGCCAGATCCTGATTATGACCCAACTCTGCCGCCCGATCCGACACTCAATCACCCCTACTCATTTCTTCGCGTAGACGGTGACATTCCCTTTGATGGCGATAACATAGGAACCGGAACAATTCAAGGTGGCGGCTCCAGTTTTGCTATCTACCCTGGTAACGCTACTCAGCAACCCGATCCAACTATTGAAGCCGACACCGACGGAAGATATGGCGCGGGCTCGACCCCGGCTTATCGCAACCGCTCATTAGTGGTCCATAACGCGCTCTCACTCTCTCGCTGGGGTGGCATCGTTCCTAACATTACGGCGGTGTGGGAACACGAAACACTAAAGACTCTTGACGTGATTTTCGCCTCGTTGTGTGAACGTGTGGGAGTGAAGATAGCGAACGGCGACTATGACTTTTCCGGCACCCCGATTGAGTGTCGGGGGCTAGTAATTACCGGTAGAACCTTTGCGCCGAAAGAAATCATCGGATCACCGGATTTGCAGGTTGCTTACAACTACTTTGTCACGGAAGCTGAAGGTCAGATTGTCGGCTACGCAGAAGGAACAGAGCCATCGGTAACCATTCCTGATACGGATGTAGGGTGGCTCGAAGGCGACACCGAACTGCCGGACATTGCCCCTGAAGTCGATTCGATCATCGCGCCGGAAATCAGCCTGCCCCGAGAGGTTCACGTTAAATCGATCGATCCCGACAGCGACTGGGAACTGAACACCCAAAACGCGATCAGGCAGACCACTGACGGATCATCTGTCGAACTTTTAGAGCTTCAGATCACACAACTTTCTGACGAGCGTAGGGAGACGGCTCAACGTAAGCTCTACCGTGACTATGTAGCGGGTACGGCGCACAAATTTACGCTGCCGTGGACCTATTTGTATTTGTATCCCGGTTACAAAGTTACGATCACTAGAGCCGAAGGCTTTACGCACGTCATGCGGCTAATATTAATCACTGGGGGCGTCGGACTACTTGAATGTGAAGGTGTGGCGTTGGAACCTGAGACGTTCAATCAGCCCGTCAACGGCGTGTTTCCGCCGGGATATAGGCCCCCACAGCCTATTCCCGCTATGACGATAGTTTCTCTGATGGATACGCCGCTGCTGCGAGATGGTGACGCGACAGAGAACAATGGCATTGGGTTCTATATGTGCGGCACGCCGCGCACTGGCGTTGAGCAGAACTGGCAGGGCTTCGCGCTGTACGTGAATCGGAATGGCCTCTGGAGTTTAATTAGCAGTTCGTCACTTCCGGGTACCATTGGAACAATAGTTAGCGCTACGGGCTTAACAGCCGATGTCTTTGATCATACCGGCCACATCATTGTTGACCTGTACGGCACCACCGCAACGCTCTCATCAATTACTGAGGCAGACGCGTTAGCCGATGGAAGCAAAAACTATGCGATAGCTGGTGATATGGTTCTGCAATTCGTCACCGCCACCCAAGTTGCAGGGTTTCCTAATCGCTGGGATCTCAGCGTGCTACGCAACGGACTGCGTGGCACTGAGAGTTTTGTGTCGGGTTCGTTTACCGGCAAGCGATTCGTACTGATTGATGGTGCAGTAAAGTTCGTACCTATTGAAATCTCAGACATAAACAATACGCTGGAGTACCGAGCAGTTACGTCTGGTCAATCGTTAGGTGACGCAGCAACCGTTGATTTTGCGTGGACCGGGGGCACGCTGAAGCCGCTTAAACCAGCATCGATCTCAGGTGCCTTCGATCTCGCAGATGACAGCCTGACCCTTGATTGGGTAGACCAAAGCGCGCCAGTGGCCGATGACGCCTTCGAGTTGATAATCCGAAGCGCTGCCAATGGTGGTGGGACAGTTAAACGAGGACCGCTAACAATCAAGCCGCTGGAGTTGGCGCGGACGAGTTCTACGCCGCCATTGTTCCCGGATACAACACGATTCTCCGATCCGTTCCTGCCGCTGGACTCTGTTGTAGCTCTACCGTCAACGGCCTACGACTGGATTGCGCCGGGAGGATTTATCGCTCACTTTACAAAGGTAGAACACAACGGCGGATTGACGATAGCCTTGGCGCAAAGTGCCTTATTCAACCTTGTCGGAAACTCACATCTGGAAACACAAGTGCCATTGCTGAATTTTGATCCAACGCGTAATGACAACATCCTGCCGTCGTTCATGGGACTATACAGTGACGTTGGGGATTTCGTGGGCTGGATTCGCGGTGAAAGTGCTACTGAGTTACTTGAGGTCACGCCAGCCAGCGGCGGTTTCTCGATCCCTGCCACCTACACCGTAGCGCCCGGTGACAGACTCTCGGTATTGATTCAGGCCGACGGCACAGTGGTCTATTACGTGAACTATCTCGGCGCTACCTCCGATCCGTGGTGGGTGTCGCCGGTCAAGCTGGATCTGACATTGCAATACAGGGCGTTTTTCTACTATCGAGGCACCTTCACGACTGCTGTTCCCACCGGAACCGACATCACAATCGGCATTCGTAATACGCGCTGGCTGCGAAACATTCCTGAGTTCAATTACACCGGCACGATGCAGGAGGAGGACAACTCCGGCTCACTTCCCGCCGTGGTTCATGTCGGTGTGAGAAAGAAATCGTCTCACCCGCTTGGACCAGCAAGCGACTGGCTCTACGCGAGTTTTACGAGACCGTAAACAATGACGATAATCAGACCACCTGGACCCCTTAACCAGCTACTCTCGCAACTCCCTGAGACGTGGGATTCGATTGATGCTGAAGACCTCGGCACACGCGCTCGCCTCAACGCGGCTAGTGATCTCCCGGTCCTGTTCCGCAAAACGATCCCCGTAGCCACTGCCGCCGATCCTTCTACTCTCGGAGACTTACTGAACTGGTACAAGGCTGATTCTCTTGCATTAGCTCATGGAGCGTCAGTGACAAGCTGGGCGAGTAGTGGTGGAGGAGGCTCAGCAGCAACCCCGCCTGTGACTGCGCCGATCTACATTGCTAATGCGGTTAATGGAAAGCCCGCAGTGAGGTTTACGAGTGGCGCATATCTGAGCTTCACCGCGCGAACTACTGTGCGAACCGTCTACGTGGTCGTGCGCCATAACTACGAGAATCTGACTAACCCAATTCCCTCCCTTGCACTCGGACACGCCACGGTTGCCGACTGGGTGGGCAATCAAGGCACGCGGATCTTCGCACCTTCCGGATCAGTGGGAGCAAACATACTTGGAGGCGCGGCCTACTACAACGGCACACAGTACACCGTCGATCTAATCTCCAAGAGCCCTGACTTTGCGGTCTACTCATTTGTCACTTCAGGAAACACCAGCGTCTCAAGAATAGGAAGTGATCGAGACACATACTTCTTTGAAGGCGATGTAGCAGAGATCATTCTGTGCAGCACGGCTCACAACACCGCAACCAGACAAAGTGTCGAAGCTAATTTAATCGGCAAGTACGCGCGGAAGATGCCGCTCCTGTTGGTCGGTGATGGAGACTCAATCTCATCTGATCAGCCGTTGTTTGGTCAGGGCGTTGGAGACGCGCAATCCGCGTGGATCATTCAAACCGTTGCGAACCTAGAATCAGCGTTAGGCACGTTTGATGTGATCAACTGTTCGCTTGGCGGGCAGAAGTGGGTTGACTTAGTGACGGACGTTGCTACCCAGGTTGTGCCCCTTGTTTCAGGAACAGAGCGGCCGCGCTGCGTTGCGGCGGCGATGTGTGGCACTAACGATCTACTCAACTCCACCACCTTAGCGTTAATGGAGTCACGAGCAACCGAGTATTACTCGGCACTGAAAGCTGCTGGAGCGCTCGTGGTTGCAGTAACCATTCCGGCCTGCACGTTAAACGAAGCCACACGGCTTAGTTATAACCAGTGGTTAAGAGACAACTATACCGACTTCGCTGATGCGTTAGCAGATTCAGGCGGCGATACAAGGCTGTCCGACGAAACCAACACCGCATACTTCACTGGCGATCAGATCCACTTAACATCGGCAGGGTTAGCAGTAATCGCAGAGCACGTTGGCCCAGCAATTCTCTCAGCGCTAAGTGTCTCTGAACCTGCGGAGGTCGAGTTTGTCGATCCCAACTCCTACGAGCCCTCGATCTGGATACGCACTTCCACGTTTATGGGCTACGTAGATAACGATCCCGTCACCACTCCACCGAATAGCGCGATAACTGGGAATGTTAGCCTGACACAAGCCACTGCCGCGAATCGTGCGCTCTATAAAATCAATCTGCTCAACTCTAAGCCCGGGTTGCGATTCGACGGCACGAACGACTCCTACACTATCGACTCTGCTGAGTATCGAACGATCTTTATCGTGGCGAAGTATGCACCGGGAACTACCTTTGCCGACTTCAATGGCTTGATTGATCTGTCTGGAAACCGACATTTGCTCAACGGTGTCTCGGGAACGAGCAAGATTGCGGCAGGCACGGCAGGGCTGTTAGCGGCCTACAAAAACGGAACCGCACTGGCTTTCAGTAGTGGGTACGACTTCGCTCCGATCAACACTTATTGGATCGGCTCGTTCATTCTGCCAACAAAACTAACCGGCACAGGGACGCTCGGCATCGTTACAGGAGGGGCAGGTCGAATCTGGAATGGCGACATTCTGGAGTTGATCGTCTATCCGCAGAAGTTGACGGATGATCAGCGACACGATGTTGAAGGATATTTAGGCTACGAGTACGGGATAACTACCGGCAGCACTTTCACTCCCTCAACCGAAGGCGGTCGCCAGCACTTATTCACCGGTCCAACCGGCATACAGATTCTAGTCAATGGCAACGAGCTCGCTACGATCGCCACCAGTGGCGCGGTAACCTTAAATAAGACGCTCACGCTTCTGGCTGGTATCACAGGCGATTTAACGTGGACTGGGGCGGCGTGGGCGAGCTGGACGCCAGCCTGGACTAATCTCACGGTCGGTAATGGAACTGTGGTGGCTAAATACATGCGGTTAGGTAAGACGGTGATCGCGCGATTGTCGATTGTGTTCGGTAGCACGACGGTTGTATCAGGTAGTGTTAGCTTTACTCTGCCGGTGACGCAGGCAACTTACGGGGGCACTGCGGGCGTTACGTCTCTGGGCTTAGCGCGCTACTTTGATGCGTCTGCCGGATTCGCGTTTGAAGGGAGTGTTATCAACCTCTCCACTACTACAGGTCTATTCATCGCAATGGACGCAAGCGGTACGCACCTGAAGCAGGCAGTATTGAGTTCTACCGTTCCGTTTACTTGGACCACTTCTGACGAAATAGGGGTGCAGTTTTGTTATGAGGCTGCGTAGGTCTTACTTTGGTTTGTTTCGGTTCCCGTATGCGAGTTCAAGTGCCCGCATAAGAATCGGATCGGGCGGATCTGGTTCAGTCTTGCAGTACCTGTCGCACGTCAGGCCGCGATGCCCTTTGATGAAGCACGGGCTACATAAGCCATCGGCCAGTTCGCGCGTTGAATTCTCGCTTGCGGTGATTGCATGATGCTAAAACTTTGTCTTCCATTTTATCCCCTACGTCTCGCCCTTGCCATACGCAATTCCGCCCTCTCCCGCTCAACCTGCCTCACCACTGGCGGCGGATTTTCGCCTTCGCAGTAGCAGAACGCATCTCCACTTGGGAGTATTACCATCCAACAGGTGACAAGAATCTCCGCGACAATCATTAGTAACATTATCGTGTTCCTTTCTGTGTTGACGGCTTTATCAATCTACTGTACCTTTTCGCCACGCTCTAACATTCAAAACCTACGTGGGAGAAATCATGTATCGCTCAACATGTATTAGTGTCGGTCTGTCAATTCAACTGTTCGCCTCTGACAAAGGAGGTCGAACGTAAATGATACCCTTCATTCTATCCGCCCTGCTTGCTGGAGCGTTCTTTGTAACCAGCGAAACAACCATCACAGTTTGTGAAGTCCGGCTCGACTCACAGGGCCACACCTTTGAAGTCTGTCGTGAATGTCCCGTGTCAGGTTGCATAGACGGCGACTTCCCGCCGCCACCGGAACGTGAGCCAACGCCGGAGTTGTTTCCTGAAGCGCCATAAGTCATGGCTTAATTCCGGGTCAGGTCTTCCATCGCCCGCATCGCAGCGAACTTGATTGCCACCGCGCCTGACTTGCTGTCGAAGTTGGTCAGGGCACGGAGGATGTGTCGTGCGGTTTCCGGCTCGTAGCAATCCACTTGCGCGCCGAACAGGGCCAGAAACATCATCTGCGCGTGGATGCCGGAATCGATGCCGAGGGGTGGGAGGTGGTTCATGCCACCTCCAGCGCGGCGTCTCGCTCAGATTGAACCTCGCGGCAGGACATCAGCGGCGCGTGGTGAAACAGCACTCGGGTGACATCGCTTGCTGCGATTGGTTCATCGACTGAATCAAGGTGTTGCCTCAGCCATTCCGCCGACTCGTAGTCTTCAACCTTGAGACAGTAGACGTACGCACCGAAGACCCAGGTGTAAGCTGAACGCTGCTGGCGCTGCATTGAATGCTTGAAGTCGGCTATGTCGAACCTTGCATAGCGTTCCAGTCCTTGTGGTTCGTATCTCATACTCATTCCCTTGTCTGCGGTTATGGTTTCAGTCATTGATTTGCCTCTGCTTTTGAGCCGTCGATTAGAGCAAGTGCCTCCCTAACCTCGCGTAGCCATCCGACCGTCACCGTGATATTCGCGGTATCGCTGTCGTCGGCATCGCGCGTTGAAATAGATTCGGCAACCTCACTGACATAGCGCAGCGCCTCGTGCATCGCGGGCGCAGCAGTCTTCATCCGCTCGGCCTGTTCCTGTCTCCGCTGAAGCGCCGCGAATGTAAGGACGCGGCCCACGCCCTTGCAGTAAACGCACGTCGTACCGCTTACGCGCCCGTAGCCAAGACAGTCAGCACACATTCGCATCTCGTTCTCGCCTTCGCCAGTGAACCGACTTTCTTCGTGTGATTCGTTATTGTTCGGCATCGTTATCCTTTCATCTCCAGCGCTTGATCCATTTCTACCGAGTAGGTTGCTTTGAGAAATCTAGGCCCCGCTCAAATCTCAGGATGCCATTCATTTGCACCTACAAGATGCCGCAGTGCAAACTCTTTCGTGACGCGCATGATGTCGCCGTTTTCGGTTTTGACCGTAACCGTCACGCGATTGATTTTCAGGATGCGGAAGTAGAACAGCTCAACTCCGCAAGCTCCTGTGTCGTGGTACGTCTTGATGTAGCTCCCGATCTGCATTTGCGTCTCGTTCATCACATCTAGGCCCCGTTCATTACAAACAAGCGAAGCGTCATTAGTCATGCGAGCCTACGCATTGGGTTCCGTGTATTGCGCAGCTAAAAGAGATTGCGCAAACACAGCCCCGAATTGTCGCTAGCGGGCAACACGCCCGACCATCAACTTTTTGCTTTCCAGAGTTCAACGTCGCGACTACAAGGTTCGCTCTGCGTAGAAACTCAGCGTCGTACTCCTCCTGAGTTTTATCGTGGAGATACATCAGCACCTTGAAGTTGAAATCCGGGTTGCGTGGAACGGCGACCTTGAGACATCCCCAATGGTCAGGATCGAACTCAACCGATAACGGTTGCGCGTTGCGCCCCGGCGCGGTCAGTTTTGGCTCGTGAAACCACAGTAGTTGGTAGTAGTGGAGATGCCAGTCTCGATAAACATCCGACGCGCGGCGAATCTCTTCAAACGGCGGCGACGGCTTAGCGACTGCCTTTGTGGTCTGTGTCTTGGTCATTAGCGTGTCTCCCCTGTCAACACACACACTATACTACCGCGCACGGTAGGATGTCAAGTGTTAGTGAAAATAATAAATCCAGCCTTACTTCCGTGTGTGGTAGGATGGCAGGCATGTTGGATGCCGCAAAAGTACAGCGACAGGCACGTCGCGTGGGGTTGTTAAACTTCTACCAACTGGCACGAGGATTCAAGGCAAAGGGATTTAGATGCTCGGAGTCTCAGGCGAAACGGTTTTGGACAGGCGGTACCGATCCCAAGCTCAGCAGCCTTGAGCGTCTGTGCGAAGTGCTGGATTGCAAATTGACCGACTTGGTGCAGCGAAATGGTGATCGCTAAAGGAGCGCGTCTATGGCAACGATGAAAGCTAAGGTTGGACTGGCCGGGGCGGCTGTAGCTGTCGCCGCGCTGGCTGGGACGATGTTTCTGGTCAGTTCCAGCGACATTCAGGTGCCGGTGGGTGGAGATTTGAACGCGGCGATTGCCAGTGCTCCGTGTGGCGCGACCATCGTAGTCGAAGCTGGAGCCGCATATTCAGCCAACCTCACTCTGCCCAACAAGTCATGTACAGAATTTACTACCATCAAAAGCTCTCGCGCCGATGAACTGCCGGAAGGACAACGTATTACCCCCGCTCAATTCCCCCTGCTTGTCCGCTTACAATCCTCAGTCAACGCCGAGCCGGTTATCAAGACCGCACCCGGCGCGCATCATTACAGGTTCATCGGCGTGGAGATTTCAACGGTCAATGAGTCGGTGTTTGTCTACGATCTTGTACGTTTCGGCGAAGGACGTGGGGAGCAGAAGACCGCTGACTCAGTGCCACACCATCTTGCTATCGACCGCAGCTACATTCATGGCTGGCCCACGCAAGATGTTCAGCGCGGCGTAACGCTCAACTCGGCCTACACCGACATTACAAACTCGTACATCAACGACGTACACGGCGTCGGTTATGACACGCAATGCGTTGCGGGGTGGAATGGCACAAACACCGTGCGCGTCGTCAATAATCATCTGGAGTGTGCTGGCGAGAACATCATGTTTGGCGGCGCGGACTCAGCAACGGCAGATCTGATGCCGATCAACATCGAGATTCGCCGCAACTACTTGTTTAAGCCCTTGAGCTGGAAAGTAGGCCATCCCACCTACGCAGGCAAACACTGGACGGTGAAGAACTTGCTCGAACTCAAAGCAGCTCGCAACGTCGTGATCGATGGCAACGTCATGGAAAATAACTGGACTGATGGGCAGGCTGGCGTCGGAGTGTTGTTCACCGTGCGGAACCAGGAGTGCTCCAATCCGTGGTCTACGGTGCAGAATGTCACGTTCAGTAACAACACGGTGCGCGGGTCGGATGGTGGGGCATTGAACCTGCTCGGCAAGGATAACGAAGCTGAACCGGCTTACGGCAAGTGCAAAGACCCGGCAACTCAGGGGTCAGTGAGAGGCAGCGGAGTCACGATAACCAACAGCCTGTTCTACGACATCGGTGGATCGTTCCTGACGATGAACGGCTTCGAGGATGTGTCGATTAACCGCAACACCCACGTTCAACGCGGCAACTTCACCACCATCTACGGCCAACCTTCCCCGCGCTGGAAGTACACGAACAATCTCATGGTTGATCACGTCTACGGTATGTACATCGAAGCGGGATCAGGGCCGAAGGGGTTGGACATTCTGACGCCGGGGTGGATGGTTGAAGCGAATGTCATCTACTCACCCACCGACAAGGCTAACTGGCCACCAAACAACCAGTTTGTTGATCTTCCGGCATTACCGGCAGACTTTCGCTCGCCCTACCCGGCTGCGGGTGCGGACATCGATGCGCTCATCGCAGCGCAATCCGGCGCGGTTAGCCAGCCAATCCCGCAGCTATCACCTTCGCCCTTGGCAACCGCGTCAGTTACAGTGTCACCCAGCCCGCTGAGCATTTCATCTGACGGCACGCGATTACCCCCAGCGGCTCAGCTTATCGACTCCGACCGCGCGGTGTGGACTATCAATGGCATTGACATGCTGCGAAACGGGGCAGAGACAGGCGGACGCGGGTCGTTGCTCCTGTGGTTCGGCGGACGCATCTACGCGGTAGGGATTGATAGTAACTGGTGGCGGTGGATTGGTGGAACAATGTGGGAACGAGTGGCGGGTGATCCAACGGTGACACCTAGCCCGACGCCGACAGCGACTCAGGAACCAAGCCCGAGTCCGGTGCCGACCGCGACAAGTACGCCGACGCCGACACCTGCACCGACAGCCACGCCGCGCCCGTCACCGACAGGAACGCCGG